TCTGCCACCATTGATATGTCAGGCTATTCTGCCACGCTGGATCTGGATCAAACAGGCTCCACTGATCAAACATATTCTCTCAATCAGATCTGTACCAATGCCAACGGTTGCGGTACCACCACAGTGAATCAGAATTAAGCACTCATTTAAAATAAATACACACATAATGATTAAACAGTTTTTCATCATACTGCTCTTCACCACAGGCGTTTGGGCCAACGATATCTATATGCAACAAACTCCAGAAAATCCTCAAGCAGACAAGCCAGCATTTATAGAAGAAAAACCTGTAACTTCTGAAAAAGAATTGATATCGCCTCCACAAAAAGAATTTTGTTCTGTAATAGCAGGGTGTTATGAAGCTCAGTAAATTTTTCACACATTGGATATTCAGCATTGTTATATTAGCAGTCATAATGTTATGGGGTTATTCTGATCCTTTTGTAAAACAAACAGCCAGACTGAAATCTTTTGATCTTGTGCAAAAATATGACGTACCCACACTGTCGCAAGACATAGCCATTGTGGAGATAGATGAGAAGTCTATATCACAATACGGACAGTGGCCTTGGAAGCGAGATGTGATAGCAGACATCATATGGAGACTGCGTGAAGCAGGTGCAGGAGTTATTGTGTTGCCCATACTGTTTTCAGAAGAAGACAGATTGGGTGGAGATGATGCTTTGGTTCAAGCAATCAAAGACAACGGTGTGGTCATAGCACAGGTAGGAACCACACAAACAAATAAAAATGCTGTGCCGAGAGGTGTTGCTAAAATAGGTGATCCTATGCCTTGGCTGTTTGAATGGCCAGGTATGTTGGGACCAATAGAAACACTAGGTAACACAGCCGCAGGAGTGGGAGTGTTGAACACAGCACCTGAGATTGATGGTGTTGTGAGAAGACTGCCACTGTTGATGCGAGTGGACACAGAAACATATCCCAGCATAGCCATAGAAACAATTCGTGTGGCAGTGGGAGATCCAAGTTACCAGGTTAAAACAGGTGAAGGTGGAATCATAGCACTGCGAGTTCCTCAATACAAAACTATTCAAACAGATGCCAATGCTCGTATATGGTTGCGTTGGAACAAAGAATTCATAACAGTCAGTGCCGTAGACAATTTCAAATCACTGCAAGGTAAAACAGTGATTATAGGAATCACAGCAGAAGGATTAGGCAGTGTGATTGCCACACCCAACGGAGAGAAGTATGCTCATATGTTGCCAGCCACAGCATTACAAACCATCATCAATGGTGACAACATTGTGCGTTTTGATTATGCAACATTTGTTGAGTATGTGGGCACAGCATTAATTGCCTTGATATTAATTTTTGCGGCGGCTTATGCACCTTATTGGTTGATTGGTGGCTTGTTGGTTTTGTTGTACACCAGTTCTGCTTATGGCAGTTACTTTGCTTTCACAAGACATCTTCAACTGTGGGACGTCAGTTGGTTATGGTTGGTCACAATCATAGTGAGTTTCCATGCTGTGTTCAATAGGTTTGTGATAGAGTTCTTTCAAAAGCAACAGATTAAGAAACAGTTTGGAGGATATGCTTCACCAACTGTGGTTGAGATGTTACAGAAAAATCCTGCTCTAATCAAACAAGGTGTTAAAAAAGAAGTTTCAATATGCTTCTCGGATCTCAGAGGATTCACTCCATTGGGAGAATCATTTGGTGATGATGTAAAAGGTTTGACCGAAATAATGAATGGTTACATGGATGCTATCACACAACCTGTATTGGATGCTAATGGTATGATCATAAAGTATATCGGTGATGCTTCCATGCACATTCACAATGCTCCTATTGATGATGAAAATCATCCACGCACAGCAGTTCAAACAGGTTTGAATATGTTAAAAGCAGTGAAAGAATTTAATAAAAAAATAACATCACAAGGAAGACCTCCAATTGGCATGGGTGCTGGTATCAATACAGGCTTGGGATATATCGGAGAGATGGGTAGCACACAACGACATTCATATGATGTGTTGGGTGATGCTGTGTCCACCACAGCCAGACTGGAGTCACAGTGTAAGAATTATGGAGTGCTGTTGATAGTTGGACCTGAAACAGTGCGAAGAACTGAAAATGATTTCTTATATTTAAAACTGGATGATTTGGCTGTGAAAGGTAAAACAGTGGGATTAGAAATTTACACAGTGTTGGATCTTAACAAAAACAATTACTCAGCAGAAATTAAAAAACACAATCAGATGCATGAGCTGTATAGAAAACAAGAATTTAAAAAAGCCATTTCTAAATGTAAACTGTTGAAAGAAGACTTTAAAGGTCAAATGAAAGGTTATTATGATATGTGGATTGAAAGATGTGAATTCATGATGACCCAACAACTTCCGAAAGATTGGGATGGCATTTTTAGAGCTACCACAAAATAGTTATTTTTTCTTTTTATTCGATTTTTCTTTTTGTTCAAGAATCATGTTTAACTTTTGAGTTAAACGTATCATGTCATTGTCCAACATTCTCACCCTGTCTATCAGTGCAATCAGTGTTTTGTTGGCTTCACCCAGCACAGGTTTGATTTCTTTGGTTACCCATGTCCACACATAGTAAACAAAGTATCCTAAACCAAATGCGGCAATGATTGGAAATCCAAATTCTTTAATTGCTGTTGCCAGTTCTACTGTCATTAGTCTTTCCTTGCGTCTTCTTTGCCTTCGTTAGCGGCAATGCGATCCACATTGGGTTTGACACCTGTCACGTGTGACAACAACGCATCTATTTTGATCAAGTCGTTGTTCATGGTCTGAACTCTGTTGTCCAGTGCTTGAATGATATTCTTAAGACCATTCACTGATCCTGTCACAGTTGCCAATATGAATTTTAAGATGATGAATATGAATATACCAGATGCCACAGCACCTGCTATTGGAAAACCTACATCTGCTACAAATTGTAAAAAGTTCATTATGTAGGTATTTATCTACTATTAGAATACTAAAGACAGCATCCAAACTAATGTGAGAGTGGGTACTGTACACATCAGTATCAAAGTCTTGTTCTTCTTCCATTTTGATTTGATGGTAGATTTAGACTTTTTGGTAATACCGTATGTGATTGTTTTCCATTCACAATGATTATAAGGCCACATATTTTTCTTTCTTTTGTACACTTTGGGCCCATAGTCGAAACTATTAGGCCCAAAGGTTGTGTGTTGCTGATTACTTCTTGCTTACGCCGTTGAAGAATGCTTCAGTAAATTTCTGTACATTCTGTTGGTATGCTTTGAAGTTTTCTTGAATTGATTCAGGTTTAATTGATTCCTGAACTTTTTCATTGAACTTCTTCACATTTTCCATAAGCATCTGAGTGTTTTCACCAATTGAAGCACCGTTCGTTACGAACTCATTGAACTTTTGTGCAGTTGCAATGATGTCTTCTGGTGTGATTGAAGGATACTTAAATTCAGTAACCACTTGATCACCTTCTTTTCTTACAGATTGTTCGTACTCGTTGTACTTGATTGAGTAATTGAACTCGGCGATTGATTTCGCTAGTCCTAATAGATCGGCTCTTATTTCGTAGCCATTTCTTGTGTTGTTTGCCATTGTCTTTCTCCTTTGTTTGTGTGTTTGTGTGTCGTTATATTAACAATGTGCTAGTAATATAACATGATTATTTATGTTTGTCAACCAGCAAAATGTATATTATAGGGTTCAATAATAACGATTGACAACCAAAAACAAGTGTGTTAAACTATGAACACTTACTTTATATTCGTGGACATAACGGTAAATAGTTAAAAGCAGGGTAGTACATATGAAAAAACGTACCAGAAGTATATTAGATGAGTTGAGAAACATTGGTAGAATCAATGATACCGAAGCCTTTATCGAAACAACAGGCTCCAATATTATTGAAAGTGCTGTCAACTTGCTCAACACCATTAGAGAGAATTATCCTGAAGAACAGGCAGTGGAGTTAGAAAGACGTTTTTTAAATTCTATCCGTAACAAAGAAGCAAAAAAGTTTCAAGTTGGTGTCAAAAAAATAATTGAAAGTAAAAAGTCAAATGATGATTCTTAAAGAAGGTGGCAATGTTTTTAAAGATCCTAATGGACAATTAGCCACTCAAAGAATCAATCAAGCAGATGTGGCTCCCACACTAGCCTGGTTGGAAAAAATTGTTGGTTTAGACCTACAAGGCAACACACTGGGCACAACAGGCAAGGCTCCCACATCAGGAGATTTAGATGTTGCCATAGATCAATCAAAAACTTCAAAAGATCAATTGGCAGACAAATTGAGTCAGTGGGCGATACAGAACAAACAAGATCCTAAACAATGGGTGGCAAAGAGCGGTATATCTGTACACTTCAAAACTCCTATCAGAGGCAGTGCTAAGAATGGCTTTGTACAAACTGATTTGATGTTTGGCGATCCAGACTGGATGCGTTGGAGTTTGCAAGGTGGTGAAGTAGGTTCAGACTACAAAGGTGCAGACAGACACGTGATGATTGCTTCTATAGCCAAACCTCAAGGTTATAAATGGAGTCATAAATCAGGATTGTTGAATAGAGAGACCAACGAACCTATCACAAAAGATCCTAACAAAATTGCTGAATTACTTTTAGGCAAAGGAGCAACTGCCAATGATTTAAACAGCGTGGAAACTATTCATAAAAAAATTAAAAGCAGAAGCGACTATGATAAGTTAGTGGCAGATGTGAAAGACTCATTTGCCAAAGTAGGTAAAACATTACCTGAGAGTGCTGGACCAATTGCTTGGTTTAGAGCCATGGCAAATAACATTAAAATATGAGATTAGTTGAATTTAAAGAAATAGACAAGAAAAATCTAGCACTGAAAGAATCTAGAATACAACACGCAGAAGATTTAATTTTCTGGGAAGGTTCTAAAGGTGTTGCTAGAGCAATTCAACAACTGGAACAATTAAGCAAAAGCACACAATCACTCACAATCAAATGGGACGGATCACCTGCTGTGGTGTTTGGTAGAAATCCTAATGGTGAATTTATTTTTACAGACAAAGCAGGCTTTGTGGCAAAAAGTTATGATGGTAGAGCAACCAATCCAGAAGACTTGAAAGGTGCTATCATGCAGAGAGGTAAAGATCCTACCAAACGAAAAGCACAGGCTCAATATGCTTCTAAGATGGCTTCTGTGTTTGACACCGTGGCTAAGGCAGTGCCAGAAAACTTTCAAGGATACTTTGTGGGAGATATGTTGTATTTTTCAACTCCTAAGAAAGCAGGCAATCAATTTGTTTTTAAACCCAATGTGGTTGAATACAGAGTGGATGGTAACAGTGAACTGGGACAAAAGATTTCGCAGAGCAAAGTGGGTGTAGTAATACATCACACCATGAGTGAAGCAGGCAAAGTGTTGCCTATAAAAGATTTAGAAATGATACAGGGAGATGTGTTGGCAATACCTCCAACCACTGTGAACAAAAAACAACCAATTCAAGTCAAAGGATTGGATCAACTCAAATCGTTGGTCAGCAATAGTGGAGCAGAAATAGATGTACTATTGAATAAAAATAAATTAGCACAAATGAAATTAACAGATTTACCCAACATACTCTACACTTATACCAACAGCAAAGTGGATACAGGATTAACTAGACTGGGAGAAGACTTTATCAAGTGGCTTCAAAGCAGTTCAGTGTCTGCTCCTAAAAAAGCAAAGATCACAGAATATGTGAAAGGTAATATAAAAGCATTCAGCAAACTTTGGATTTTAGTTGGCGGGATAATGAAAGTAAAAGACAGCATAATCAATCAGTTGGATCGATCACAAGGAGATATTAGTGCTACAATAAATGGAAAACCTGGCGGAGAAGGCTATGTGTTGGGTTCACCAGAAGGCAATATCAAATTGGTCAACAGATCCGGCTTCACCAAAGCCAACAGAGCGATAAATAGATAAGGAGAACACAATGAAAGCAAAAGAATTTATTAAAGAGTTTAGAGACATAGATCCAGCAGATGATCCAAATTTTGGTATGGACAAAGAATTCAAGCAGGATTCTGTGTTCAATCAATTGGGCAAGATATTAGACAGCAGAGGAAATCCAAATCCGTTAGACACAGTTGTGACTGATGATGGTAAAAAGTTCAAAGTGAATTTTCAACAAGCCACAGTGTTAAGAAGATTGTTGACTGCACCAAGTGTAAAACCTCAAATTAAGTCACAGTTCACAAAAGACTTACAACAGAGTGCTACTCTTGAAAAATATTTACAAGCAGATGACATGGTAGAGCTGTTTCTTTCTACGTATAATCCAGAAAAAACAGAACCTAGTCCATACACCAAATACGACGACTAACCATAGGATTTGTCAGATTTAGATATGACAAAACAAACTCAAGATACAGAAGCAACAATGGACTTTGTCAGTTCACTTTTTGAAGCACGTATGACTCGTGATTCAAGCGATCAGAAAGTGTTAACTTACACAGACTGTTCTGAAAGATTGTATCTAACACTTTTGATTTTACAACTGTTGAATCAATATCCTACATACAGACAGTTGGCTTCCAAATATGCTAGAGACACCAAACACAGCAATTACGATAGATTTAGAATGTATTCTACTGATCTATACAACTTTGTGTATTTTGTAACAGGCAACGAAGAAGCATTGAACAAATTGAAAGATCCTGAAAGTGCCAAAGCGATGCGTAAGAAAAGTTCTTTTCCTACAATGGCTTTCAATAGATATTTGATGGCTTTACAACAAGGATTAATTGCTCCCAGTATCATGCAGGTGTTTCTTAACATTGAAAATGGTTTAAGAATCAGTAACACAGACTACAAAAATATTAGACGAAATGTGTTTTTGTTTAACTCAATCACAGAACGTGAGAAACAAAATTTAGTCACAAGATTATTACACGCGGCAAGAGCCAAATTGAGAAGTTCAGACATTATAGAATATCTTGAAAAATTAGCCTCTGATAGGAATCTTGAAACTGGTAGAGTTGATGATAGAGAACCAACAATCAGTATTCCTGATATTAGTACACAAGGTAGAGATTTAGCCATGTATAGATATATTGTGGGAGGGTCTAATCTTGTAGCAACCAAACGTTTTATTGACCTAGCATTGAACGGTAAATCCATTCCAGGTAGTTTGGTACAAGCATACCTACCAGCAATTAAGTTGATAGATGATATTGTGAAAGCAGGGCCATCTTTTGTTAGTGTGCTCAAGGCATTACAATCTAGAGCTCAAAAGAGCCGAAAATAATATAGTAGCACAAAAATTCTACCAAAAATCACTAAATAATAGTAACCAATCCACTGAGCGTGGATGGCCATTAAAAAAGAGAAAAAAGGAGAAAAACAATGGCAAGTAGATCAAACCCAGCAACTACTAAAGCAGGTAACGGATTAGGTCCAGTTACTAGAATCGTAACAGTAGTTAACACTGGTCAAACTCAAGAAGAGTTAGACACAGCAATCAGAAACCTACAAAACGGTGTTACAATATCTAGCGTATTTTACCCAGGCGCAACAGTAGCCGGTATGACTGCGTTAGCAGACACTGTACACGTTGCATTACAAGGTGGAGTTGCTCCAGAAGGAACAGCATCATCTTACGCTACAGACACAACTGTAACAGTAATAGCAACTTTTGACCAAGCGTAATCGTTAGGTTAGAACGAACACGAAAAGAGCGTTCAGGAAACTGGACGCTCTTTTTTTATGACATATAAGTAAATGTGCTAGGAACAACAGCACATGAGATACAAAATATTATCACTACTGGACATCACAAAGACAATGGCAAGGCGTAATCGTTCAGAAGACGATAAGTCTATCGATCAATATGCCAACTACATGACATTTGAAAACTCATTACAATTGAGATCCAACGTTAGTATCATAGCAGGACCCACAGTAGAAAAAATAGACATCAGCAACTTGAAGTTTGGTGACAATTACAAAGGAGAACACAATGTCTGGACTGTGTTGATAGAACCAGATTTTCCTGATGCTGTGAAGCAAGAATATTTTGAAGAGGACTTGGATTTAATTCCCATGCTGACTGGTCTGGATGAAACCATCAACATCAAAACTGGTGTGTATAGAACCACAGATAGCGATTACACCAACTTGATATTCATTAAACAGACAGATAATTAGTTCACAGCAGATATAAATAATAGTGTTAGGCGCAAATAGGCATAATACAAGGCATCTTCCAAGAGAAATACAACTGATAAACTAAACGGAAGAAAGAGAAAAATGGCGACCGACTTAGAAAAAACAAATCTAGAAGCACACGTTGATTTGTGCGAACAGAGATATAAGAACCTTGAAACTCGTTTGACAAAAATTGAGTCCAAGGTAGAAGACATCCACGAAGACATTCAAAACGGCAATAAGAGTATGGTCAAAGTGATCATTGGTGCAACAGGAACTATTGTTGCTGGTCTATTATCCACTATTGTTGTGTTGCTATTAAAATTCCCAGGTTAATACAAACACCCCCCACAACTGCTAAATATCAATACAGATTAGGTATAGGTATGAAAATTACAGAAATTGTTGCAGAATCAGTAGTTCAAGTTTGGTCACGTACCAAAGGCGGACAAATGGTGCGTAAGTACAGATGCACAGCAGGTCCACGTAAAGGGCGTATTGTGAGTGCACCAGGAGTGTGTACTCAACCAAAAAGATTGAGTTCTGTGATGGCAATTAAAAAAGCCAAAGCACGTCGTGGTTCAACAATGAAAATCAAACGTGCCTTTACAAAGAAAACTTCTGCTCCTAGTGTTAGACTAGGCAGATTGAATAAACAAAGAGCAGGCAGAAATGCACCACCTAGAAGATCAAGCATGAGACACAGAGGTGCTTACAACAGAAAACCGATAAGAGCATGAAGATAAGAGAAATTACAGAAACACCGTACCTACAAAAAACATTGAGTCAGATATCTCAACAGGTAAAAACAGGTGCACCAGTACCTCCAAACAAACTGCCTAGAGGTCCAGTAAAGTCGGCACAGATCAAAGCACCCATAAATCAAATGAACAAACAAGCAGATCAAAAACTGATGAAACCTGGAACCACATTGCCAATGCCAACAGGTCCAAACAAAGAAACAGATTATCAAGTGGATCAAGTGAAAGGTGATCAAGTAACAATGAAAACCAAAAGACCCACTCAACAAGCACCACAATCAATCACAGTGAATAAAAAAGATTTAAATCCTGTGATCACTAATCTACAACGTAGACAAAAAGCACAAACATCACAATGAAGATAAACGAACTTGTACAAGATTTTGTTATTCAAACCTCTAACGAAGAGAAAGCATTGTTAGGGAAACTAAAAGAAATAAAAAGACTAGACTCTTTTCTTGAAAGAGAACAAGAAGTGATAAGAAATCTAGTTCATAAAAGTCTAGTGCGTCGTATTGAACAAGACGGCAAAACATTGGTGGTGTTAAATGGATCTGCAAAAATTATCTGATCAACTTAAAAAATTCATAGACGAACAAGCAGAACGTATGTGTATGCCTATTCAACACGGCAACAGTGTGCGTATTAAAAACTATGTGGTTCGTAAAAACAATCATGGATTCTTGCTGTATGATATTAAACAGCACAAACAGGTAGCAACCACATTTACCAAAACTGCGGCATTGGCTATGGCACGTCAAATGTCCCAAAACAATAAAAGTAGTTTACGCATTATAGGTACAACAGACGATGAAATACAGCACAAATACAATGAATGCGTATTCTACAAGCACACAATAGCCAGAACTGAGGACGACACTAGACGTGAAACGGCTAAAATACGTTACGATATAGTTTGGGAGGACTTGTTAAGGTTAAGAGACTCCTTGGACAACTACATATTTGATAAATAAATTAGCGAAGGAACATATAGATGAAAATAGAGCAATTTAGACACCAAACAACCACAGAACAGTTAAACGATAGACTGGCTAAAGTGTTTGGATCAGCAATTAAACTGGATCAATTCACTGATGAGCAATTAAAAAGTGCTCAGCAAACTGTGGTTCATAAGATTGCTAACATAGAACAAAATGAGTCCTTTGATGGTTTAAGCCATAACGAAGATTATCACAAACAAAAAATGTTTTTAGATGTAATTAATTCTGCTCTTGAAGACAGAGCCCATGAATCAAAATTACAAAATACTATAATGGTTCAAGCAGACGAATTAGTAGGCGATTATTTTGACCAGGACAAAGAAGCATTAAAAATGAATAAAAGTGCCGTAATTGCTGACATGAAGAAAAGACAGCAAACAGCAAAAGGTGACGAAGCCAATGCTATACATTATGCTATTCAAAAAGTTGAACATGATTTCGAAGATGATGGTTCAATGAAAGACAATCCATACGAAGGCAACGAATTTGCTCTAGCAGTAAACAAAGCCAAAGCGGCAGGTATGAAAAAAGGCGACAAATTTAAAGTTGGTGATAAAGAATACACATTGAAAGATTGTGAAGATATGTTAGAAACAATGAAAAAGAAAAAAATGAAAGAAGCAAAACCAGATTTCCTAGACATGGACAAAGATGGCGACAAAAAAGAACCAATGAAAAAAGCAATCAAAGATAAAGAAAAGAAAAAAATTAAAGAAGGCGCAGAAGAAAATGCCCAATTAGTAATGGCGGCTAAAGACATGGTTGACAAAGTTACAGGATGGATGGAAGACACAGCATCTATGCAAACAGAGTCAATGTTGGAATTAGCAGATGCTGTTAGAGATGAAATGGGTGCAGAACAATCAGAACAGTTTGTAAACACAGTTAAGCCAAGTTTAGAATCTTTATATACTTCATTAGAAGCAACAAGAGAAGCACTAACAGGTGGCGTAGCCGTCCTGACAGGCGAACAAGCACCAGATACAATTGGTGCGGATGCTGAAGAACCTGCTATGGAACCTTCAACTGATGACGATGCGGATACAGATATGCCAGATGTGGCAGATGACTTTGCCGCAAGCGAACCAGCATCAGGTGGTGAAGAACCAGCAGACAGAGGCAAAAGAGAATCATTCATAAGATTGTCTAGAAGACTTGCTGAAACACTTTCTACAAGATCAAAAAAAAAGGCTTAATTTCTGAGGCCTCTAACATCGATTTAATTCGTGTTCTGAGAAATTTGATCAGCAGTGCTGACTCACAAAATCAAAAAGCGTATTTGACTTTTGATGCTCTTAACAAAATTTTAACCAATGTTGGAGGCGTCAGTGTCAATCATGATGCTTTCAAATCTGCATACGATTCAAACCCAGCAATAAAAAAAATGATTAAGAACTTTGATAAGTCTGGTATCACACTGGACACAGATGCAGAATCACCTGATCTGCCTACCAAAAAAGGTGCTCGTGGATCCAGTCTATCCACCATGGCAAAGAGAGCAACCAAAAAACGCCAATAACACTTGACATTTCCGCTAACATACTATACAATTAGTATTTTGCTCAATGACATTAATAACAAACAAAATCGATTACAAAAAACTTTCACGCAGTTCTCAAAACGGAAAAAGAGTTTATCAGTGTCCGGATGGAAATGCTGTGGCAAGTGTTACCACAATATTAGATTCAACCAAAGACAAAACACATCTTATTGAATGGCGTAAAAGAGTGGGCGAACAAACTGCCACTCGTATCACAACAGAAGCGGCAGGCATAGGAACTCGTATGCACAAATACATTGAAGATTATATCGTCAAAGGTGCGTGGACATCACCAGGATCCAATCCGTATGCTCAACAGGCATTTGACATGGCTCAAATAGTTTACAAAAATGCACTGGTCGATGTGAATGAAATATGGGGATCAGAAGTCAGTTTGTACTTTCCTAAAATATATGCAGGCACCACAGACTGTGTGGGAGAATACAAAGGAGCACCGTGCATCATCGACTTCAAACAAACCAACAAACCCAAAAAGAAAGAATGGATTGAAGATTATTTTTTACAATTGGTTGCTTATGCTGAAGCACACAATGAAGTGTATGGTACAGATATTAAAGAAGGACACGTGTTTATGTGTGCTAGAGATTTGACATACCAACAATTTGACATCACACCAGCAAATTATAGCAAATACAAAGACGAATGGTGGCGTAGAGTAGAAGAATACTACATTAAACACGCAGTTTAAATATCAATATCAATTTACATCATATACAACGATAAATACTCACAGCAGGAGAAAAACATTGGCTATTGTATCGATATCAAGAATTCAAATACGCAGAGGTAGAAAGAACGCAGGTTCTGGATTACCACAACTTGCAGGTGGAGAACTGGGTTGGGCAGTAGATACACAAGAACTATACATAGGAAATGGTGCTGTATCAGAAGGTGCACCAGCAGTAGGCAATTCAAAAGTTTTAACTGAACACGACAACCTATTTGAACTGAGTGATCAATACACTTATCGTAATGGATCCAATGTTCAAACAGGAGCCACATCAGCAACACCTATCAGACGAAGTTTACAAGCAAGATTAGATGATGAAGTTAGTGTGCGTTCATTTGGAGCATCAGGTGACGGCACTGATCAAACAGCGGCATTACAAAGAGCAGTGGATCAATTATTTTTACCATGGAGCAGTTCAACAGATGCTGACAATTATAAAAAAAGAATTACATTAAAATTACACGCAGGTGTGTATTCAATTTCAAACAGTATCAAACTTCCACCTTATGCAAGTTTAATTGGTGATGGTAGTGAAAAAACTGTTATTAGACAAACAGGAGCGTTTCCTGTTTTTGAAACAGTAAATGGCGAGGGCATTGCGGCACAAACAACATCTATCAATCAAGCAACCAACATAAGATTATCTGGAATGACATTACAAAGTAATACAACTCATCCTGGATTAAAATTAGCAAGTTGTAAAAGAAGCAGTTTCACAGATATTCATGTGAAAGGTCCTTGGACACAATCAGGTGTAGGTTCTACTATTGTGGCAACTCAAGTGGGTATTTTATTACAAGCAACATCAACACCAGTTACATCACAAGACAATAATTTTGATCAAGTTTCTGTGACAGGATTTTCATATGCTGTATTAAGTGATCATGATGTTCAACACAATGTTTTTGAAAACAGTGTATTTGAAGGTTGTGGTTATGGTGTAGTATTTGGATTGAATACAGTATTAGGTCAGGTTGCTCAAGCCACAGGTCCAATTAATAACACAATCAGTGGTTCAAAATTTATAGATATTAATAGAAATGGTTTTTGGATTAAAGAAGGAAAAGGAAATATTAGTAAGAATAATAATTTTTCTAAAGTGGGTAATGATGCTGGATTGGAAACAGCACCAGTTTCAAGTGTAATTAAATTTGATAAGCCGAGCAACGTTTCTCATCATGACTTCTTTGCTAGAACAAGTCAATTGATTAGATCATTTGTTGGAAACGTTCCTTATGTAGCAGAAATAGAAGGAGAGTTTGCAGGAGAGTTTGCTTTCACTACAAATTTCACTATTGGACAATTAAATGCTTATTCTAATTTTATCAAGTTACCAGCAGACTCAAGTAAAACATTTCAAGTAGATTATCAATACAAAGCAACAGTAGATACAGGTATGAGAAAAGGCACACTCACAATTTTAATTGACAAAACAAATAACACCAGCCACATCAGTGACAGTTATGATCATCAAGGCACCAATGCTGATTTGTTAACATTCAACGCACAACTAACAGATCAAAACGCAGATGCTAACTTTGAGACTCTTGTTATTACAGCAATTAATCCTGCTCCTGTTCAAGCAAGTGAATTAGCAGATGTCACACTCCAACTTAGAAATATCTCTTAAACCAAATATATTTTACGGAAATTATCAAGAACGTCTCAAGGACTGGCAACAAATTCGAAATATCATCAATGAGTTATCTGATCCTACAGATTATCTTGTAGAAGTTTTTAAATTGTGTCCAAGAACCAAAACTACAACTGATCCATATAAATCCGAAACTTGGTTAACAGGTTGGCAACTGATCGAAAGAAATGAGTATGATTTATTTGACATTTGTTTGTTATTAAGTTATACTATTATATTAACTGATAATTTTAAGAAAGAAAATGTTAAGATACATACAGTTTATAAAAAGGAATGTGATTCCAACAACCTTAAGTTTAGTTATATTATTGAAATGAAAAACAGTTTGATAGACGCATATAGTATGGCAAAATTAAACAATTTAGAGTTTGACAATAATTACATTCTGCATTATACTACCGACATACACAAAACGATAAATATTAAGAACTAATAGGGAATAAGAATAGGAATACAATGGAATTGACTGCGTCTAAGGAACAAATCACAAATACTTCCACAATAAAAATTAAAAAAAGAGATGGTAGATTAGAGCCATTAGATATCGATAAAATTCATTTTGTCGTAGAAGAGGCTTGCGAAGGTTTAGCAGGCGTGTCTAGTTCACAAATAGAGATTAATGCCAACATTCAATTCTATGACGGCATGACAACAAAAGAAGTTCAACAAATTTTAGTAAGATCGGCGAATGATCTTATTTCATTGGATGCACCCAACTATCAGTTTGCCGCGGCAAGATTACTTTCGTATGATGTAAGAAAAGAAGCACATGGGCAATATGAATATTTGCCGTTGTTAAAGTTAATACTAAGAAATATTAAAGCCGGTGTATATGACAGAGGCATTGTAGAAAAATACAATAAGACTGAAATTAAAAAAATGAACACTTGGATCAAACGTGAAAGAGATTTAGATTTTACATACGCAGGATTGAGACAGGTGGTAGACAAGTATCTTGTTCAAGATAGATCATCAGGAGATTTATTTGAAACTCCTCAAGATATGTACATGATGATAGCGGCAACATTGTTTGCTGAATATCCTGCCAAAACAAGAATGAGTTATGTTAAAAAATATTACGATGCGATATCAACATTCAAAATTAATATTCCTACGCCGGTAATGGCAGGAGTAAGAACACCTATTAGACAATTTGCGTCATGTGTTTTAATAGATTCAGATGATACACTACCTTCAATTTTTTCAAGCGACATGGCAATTGGTTTATACGTTGCCAGACGTGCTGGTATAGGAATCAATGCAGGACGTATCAGAGGTATCAATGCTAAAATAAGAGGAGGAGAGGTTCAGCACACAGGAGTCATTCCGTTCCTTAAAAAATTCGAATCCACTGTGAGATGTTGTACACAGAATGGTGTGCGTGGTGGATCAGCAACTGTACACTTTCCAATATGGCACCAAGAGATTGAAGACATACTGGTATTAAAAAACAACAAAGGCACAGAAGACAACAGAGTGCGTAAGTTGGATTATTCTATTCAGATAACAAAACTGTTCTATGAAAGATTTATGAACGATGAAGACATCACACTGTTTTCTCCACATGATGCACCTGGATTGTATGAGTCATTTGGCACAGACAAGTTTGATGCTTTATATAAAAAATATGAAAAAGATTCATCAATCAAAAAGAAAACAATTCCAGCACAGGAACTGTTCAGCGACCTTTTAAAAGAAAGAGCAGAAACAGGACGTATCTACATAATGAATTTGGATCATTGTAACTCACACTCATCATTCAAAGATAAAGTTAATATGTCAAATCTTTGTCAAGAGATCACACTGCCTACAACACCTATCAGTTCAATAGATGACTCACAAGGCGAAATAGCATTGTGTATATTGAGTGCTATCAATGTGGGACAATTAAACAATCTAGATGACTTGGAAAATTTATGTGACTTGGCTGTTAGAGCATTGGAAGAAATTATAGAGTATCAAGATTATCCAGTCAAAGCGGCAGAAATCAGCACTAAAAAACGTAGAAGTTTAGGTATTGGTTATATTGGATTGGCGCACTATCTTGCCAAACAGGGTTTCAAGTATTCAGACAAAGGTGCTTGGGACAGTGTAGATAGATTATCCGAAGCATTTCAATTCTATCTTTTAAGAGCAAGTAACAACATCGCAAAAGAAAAAGGTGCGTGTGAAGGATTTTCTAGCACAAAATATGCAGATGGCTTGTTACCCATAGACCACTACAAAAAAGATGTGGACGAAATTGTGCCACACAAACAGAGAATGGCATGGGAAACTTTAAGAAAAGATATTGCCAAACACGGATTAAGACACAGCACACTGTCAGCACAGATGCCATCGGAATCAAGTTCAGTGGTCTCAAACGAGACAAATGGCATTGAACCACCAAGAGCATTGTTATCCATTAAGAAAAGTAAAAAAGGACCACTCAAACAGATAGTGCCAGGCTTTCCTAAATTAAAAAATGCCTACACACTGCTTTGGGAAATGCCCAGCAATGAAGGATACATTAATGTTGTGGCAATGATGCAGAAGTATTTCGACCAAGCCATATCAGGCAACTGGAGTTACAATCCATTACAATTTGATAACAATGAAGTACCAATTTCAGTGATGGCTCAAGATATGCTGACAGCATACAAATATGGTTGGAAAACTTCTTATTATCAAAACACTTACGACTTCAAAGGTGAAGAAGAAGATGTGCAACCAGCAGGCATTGATATCGAACAAGCAGTTGAATCTAAACGATTAAATGGACACATGAATGGTGAACATACCAACGGAGCAAATGGCGAACACATAAATGGTGACGCCACTGTAGAAGAACAATTAGCAGAGTTGGAAGATGGCGAATGCGACGCCTGTACAATATAGAGTTGACAAAATCAAAAAAAGAAATAGTATTAGATAATTAATTTAGATATGACAAAAACTGTTTTTAACAAAAATAATATAGATTTTACCAAACAGCCCATGTTCTTTGGTGAGGATGGTGGCGTACAAAGATACGACGATTTTAAATATCCTCAGTTTGACAAGTTGAATCAAACTATGATTGGTTACTTTTGGAGACCAGAAGAAGTTTCATTACAAAAAGACAGAGCAGATTATCAAGGATTCAGACCAGAACAAAAACACATATTCACAAGCAATCTAAAATATCAAACACTGTTGGATTCAGTGCAAGGCAGAGGACCAAGTCTTATGTTCCTACCGTATGTTTCAAATCCAGAGTTGGAAGGCTGTATTGTGACTTGGGATTTCTTTGAAACCATACACTCTAGATCATACACACACATAATGAAAAACGTTTACAGTGATCCTGCAGAAGTTTTTGATACTATTTTAGATGATAAAGAAATTTTAAAAAGAGCACAGTCAGTTACCGGAGAGTATGATAAGTTTGGTAAAATGGCATTAGATTATGCTGTTGGTAAAAAAGTGGATATGGTTGATCTTAAAAGACAACTGTATCTAGCAATGAACACTGTGAACTTGTTAGAAGGTTTAAGATTTTATATTTCATTTGCTTGTACATTTGCGTTTGGTGAACTAAAACTTATGGAAGGTTCAGCAAAAATACTTTCATTGATTGCTAGAGATGAAGCAACACACTTGAATCTATCCACACACATTATCAAAGCATGGCACAAAGGAGATGATTCTGAAATGACCAAAGCAATCAAAGGCACAGAAAAAACTGTGATTCAAATGTTTAAAGATTGTGTAGATGAAGAAAAAGCCTGGGCAAAGCATTTATTCAAGGATGGTTCTTTAATTGGATTAAACGAAAAATTGTTGGGACAGTATGTGGAATGGATTGCTAACAAAAGATTGAGAGCATTAGGTTACGATCCAATATATGATGTGTCAGCATCACAAAATCCTCTGCCTTGGACACAGCATTGGTTATCATCAAAAGGTATGCAGGTGGCTCCTCAAGAAACTGAAGTCGAATCTTATATCGTTGGTGGTATCAAACAAGACGTTCAAAAAGATCAATTTAAAAAATTTAAATTATAATGATAGATTATTCTTCCATGAATGGACTAGAAGTGTTACTGCTGTTGCTGACTAGCAGAGAAGGATATTTTCTTTGGGGCATAATGGGAGTCGCTATCATAATTTGGATAGCAAGTCTTGTATCAGATAATTCTGAAGAATATTCCAAGCACATCAAAAACGACGAACACCCTTATTAAATACTATTGACTTTGATCAATATATAAGTTATAATAAAGAATGCCTAAATACAATTTACTATGTTCTCGGGATCACGAATTTGAAGGTTGGTTCGATTCTGAAAAATCATATATAAATCAAAAACAAAAAAAGTTAATCGGATGTCCGATATGCGATGATACATTGATACGTAGGGCAGTCATGTCACCTAACATAAGTCCAAAAACTAAAAAAATCACAAGTAAAAAAAGCAATACTGCTTTTTATAATAGCAGATCTACTCTTCAACATTTGAAGACCTGGGTCGAAAAAAATTGTGAAAATGTAGGTGATCGATTTGCCAAGGAGGCTCGTAAAGCGTCTTTGGGAGAACGTGATGATCATATATACGGTACAGCATCAGATAAAGAAATAAAAGAACTTCATGAAGAAGGAATAGGAGCAATAAGAATACCAAATGTCAAAGATAACTGAAGTAATAGTTTGGAGTAAGCCAATGTGTCCATATTGTGATATGGCAAAAGCCTTGCTTAAACAAAAAGAAATACAATACGAAGAAAGAAAAATTGGTGAAGGTTGGACCAAAGAACAACTGCTTGAAGCATTACCCAATGTTAGAAGTGTACCACAAATCATAATCAACGGAAACTCTATTGGAGGATTTCAGGAATTGAAAGCCTTCTTTGAAAAAGGAGAACATAATGGCTAGACCACAAGCAGGAGACACAATAACTATCAAACTGATGAGCGGTGAGGAAGTAATAGCACGTTTAGAAGAAGATCAAGAAGAGAAGTTAGTAGTAGCAAAACCAAGAGCTATTGTTAATATTCCTAACAAAGGAATAGGTCTTGGACCATTTGTGTTTACCATACCACAAAATGCTTCAATTGAAATCTACAAAAAGAATGTGGTGTGTTATACTGAAACTGAAGATGGCATGGCTAGACAATACACACAAGGTACAACAGGTTTAACACTGCCTAAATAATGTCAAAAATTATAGCCACAGACTGCGATGGTGTACTGCTCAAATGGGAGCAAAGTTTCGATGCTTGGATGAAGTTTCAAGGCTTTCCCAAATTGGCCAATGATCACTATGAAATGCACATGAACTATCATATGAATAAAGGTCAATGTGAAGTGTTGATTAAAATATTCAACGAGAGTGCTTGGATGAAAGATCTAGAACCTATAGATGGTGCTGTGGAAAATGTTAAAAAAATCGCTGATTTAGGATACAAGTTTCATGTGATCACTAGTCAGACGTTGGACATCAAAGCAAATCAATTGAGAGAACAGAATCTTAAGGAAGTGTTCGGTGATGTGTTTGAAACAATAGAGTGTTTGGACACAGGAGCGGACAAAGATGAAGCACTATCCAAAATACCAGAAGGTACCGTTTGGATAGAAGACAAACCGGTTAATGCCGAATTAGGTGCTGACATGGGTTTGGTAGCATTACTACTTGACCATGCACACAATTCAGTGTATAATACAGTTAATTCAGTCCGAAGAGTAAAAGATTGGACTGAAATTTATAACGTTATAAAGGAGAAACATCATGGCAACACATGAAGAAATAAAAACTGCTTTTGAATCTTACATCGCTGAGTCAGAAGCCTTTGAAACAAAAGGTGTAAAAGCGGCGGCGGCTAGAGCTAGAAAGGCTTTAGGCATTTTAGGTAAAGCGGTAAAATTAAGAAGAAAAGAAATACAAGAGAAGAAAAACTCTATGTAATTATTCAAGTGTCGCGGATGTAATAATCCGCGGCACTACACACAAAATTTCATTAAATCGCTAAATAAGAGTATTAAAGAACAACAAGAAAAAGTATGGCAAAAGGTAAAATTAAATGGTTCAACTCTGCTAAAGGATTTGGATTCATTACACCAGACAACGAAGGTAAAGACGTGTTCTTACATATCTCTGCTCTTAAAGCCGCTAACATCAAAGAAGTGATGGATGGCGAAGTGGTTGAATATGAACTACAAGAATTCAGAGGTAGAGAAGTTGCTACCGATATCAAAATCATCAAAGAATAATCACTTGACACTGTTGTAATAATATGCTATGTTTATGACATGGCAATAAAATTTTACAAGACTAAAATAGTGATAGAAGACTTCCAGAATCATTGGAAGGAAGACAGCAAACACGGACACATATTCAAATTTGCTCACGGTAAAACATTCAAGGACACAAAACCATTCATCATAGAAGTGAAGCATCCAGACAAAGTGCGTAGTTCTGATGGTAGATGGCGCA